GCTGCTTCGAGTTAACTTCGAACCAGCTACAAAGCTAGACAATGTTGTACCAGCGGCGGCTGATATTGGCAAAGTAGCTGTCTGGTCGTTAGAACGCCAGTGTGCAGCTGTAATGTTAGAACCTAGTGCTGTAGTCACAATAGCGTAAAGCTGTGTGACTTCTACAGTACCAGTAACCCTAAACAACGGTGTTACAACGGTCGTGTTGCTACCCGAAAGAGTCTGAGACTTGAACGCCTTGTTGTACTTAGAGTTGAGTAATTCTCCTATTGTAGGCATATTATCCTTCCTGACTCTATGAGCTTATTCCCATAGAGTCGTTTAAGTTTCTATTAAGCTGCTGCGAAGATTCCTACTTGTGCTGTCGCATACCAGTTAGTACCGTTACAGACAAAAGTAATGCTGTCGCCTACAACTGCTGTACCCTGCGTGTGAGTTAGGGTAGTACCAGTGATAGCTGCGCCATCAGGGTCAGCCCTAGCGAACATCGTGCCACCTGTAACTGTGAAGCCAGCCGTTGTGTTTGTACAACTAAATGTATAACTTAATCCAGCGGCAGCCGTTGGTAGTGTCCAAGAAGGGCTACCAGAGGTAGAACGGTTAAACAGTACTGAACCTGAGTCAGCAGCAGTCAGAACTACTGTAGCTCCAACTAAAGCACTCTGGGCAGTCTTTCTAACTGTACCACCGGTGTTAGTAAATGTACCACTTGAAACAATTGAGCCACTAAATGTGTTTGTTCCTGTGAATGTGTTGTTTCCGATTAGGGTATTATCACCCTGTCTTACAAATTTTGGCATGATAGCCTTTCTTTACTTTCCTTATGATTGAGGGAGCCTTTATGCCGTAACGTTCTGGCTAATAGCTACGTTATCTGTGGCGTGTAGGCGGATTTCAATTGTTAATATTTAGCTTTGGTAGGTGAATGTACCAAGTGCACGACTAATCGTGAATCCTGTAGTAGTGATTGCGTCTAGCACAATATAGCTACCGGCTGGTTGGTTGGTGAAGATAACATCTTTGTCATCTGCACCGGCTCCTGAGTTTGCAGCACCAGGACCAACGATTAAGTCACTCGAGTTAGGACTAATAGTCACTGTGATGCCTGGAGCACCTACACGAATGCAGAATCGTTGACCGATTACTGTAGCTGGAAGCGTAATGGTTGTTGTAGCAAGACAGTTCACGACTACACCACTGTGGGTGGTGAGGTCAAGTGTTAGTGTGCTCGCTGACAAGTCAACGCTGTTAGCGTGGCCGAATCCTGCTAAGTTAGTAGTTGCCATTATTTCTTACCTTTCTCTTCTGATGGTTCGTAAGTCTCGCCACCAGCAGGAAGTACAGCCTCTTTAGGGGCTTTCTTAGCTTTAAGTTTTTCTAGTTTCTCTTTTTGGTACTGTTGCTCTTCAAAGAAGTCTTTGAAACGCTTCTCGGCAATCCGAGTCGCATCATCTTCTACTTCTTGAAGCCATGCTGATTTTGTTGACATATACTCTCCTTATTTAATATTAGGCTGTCTTGTGGATGCCTAGGCTAAAGATTTTGTTTAGGTCAAAGAAGGCATCGTAGCGAATGCGATACTCAATCAAGTAACCACTAACACCAGGTGGGTTCTTGTGAACCTGGTATTCTTTAAGCTTTTCTGGGGCAACTAGGTTGCTTGGGTGGGTAATGATGAGGTCAGTGTTGCTAGGCATTCGGCCAGAAGGACAGACAACGACAGTTACGCCGTCAACCATTCCTAGGTCGCCTGAGCTTAGTTTATCTTGACCACGGTCGCTGTCTAGTACGAATCCACCTTGCTTAAGGAGGTTGTAGTAAGCAGCAGTCATTACAGCTACACGGCCGTCTTCAGGCGCTTCGTTGTCAGTAATGTTGGCATTAATGGCTAGGAAGTTTGTGTAGGCGTTAGAGGCACTAGTAGCACCGGCAGTAACAATAGCGTTACGAGCGGTGATAGTACCGTAGTTTCCACCGTTAGTTAGTGCACCAGCAGTTGCTAGTGTAGCTAGACGGTAGGTGTCAACTTCAGGGACGAGGACGTTCTTAGTAGCTTGAGCCAAGAACTTGGCAGGCTTACGAACTTCCATTGTGTCCTGGTAGTTAGACATGTCGATTGTGTTAGTCCAAGAACGGTCACGTGACAGTGTGAATGTCTGTACTGTGTCTTGTACTTCGTCTGGTGAACCATATCGGTAGTTACCAGTTGGGTTATAGGTGACCATTGTAGGGTCAGTTAGTGTGTAGACTTTGATAGCGTTAACGCCGTCCCAGCTCCAGTCAGTGTTGACGATAGAGGTGGTCTTAGCACGTGCTTTCAAAAGCTCAGAGGTTTTACTCTCAAACTTGGTAGCAAGGTTAATTGCCATTGCAGTTCCTTTCGATTAGGACTCTACCACCTATTAGCTTCTTCATCGAATCCTTCCATTAATGGGTCGGCTTTCGACTCTTTAGGTTTAGCACTTGGTGGGGTCATAGCACGAGACTTTTGTTTAGCCTTGTTCTGTGATTCCTGCCTTGCGCCTACACCACGAAGCTTCGCAATAGAGTCAGCTGTTCTTTGTAAATATTGATACACATCGCCTTTTACATCAACAATGTCACCCTGGTCATTCAAGACAATGTTACTAGCTTGGAATTGGTCTAAGGCATCGCCTAGGAATTCCTGCACTACAGGGTCAGTATCTCTCAACAGCTCAATTTCAGCTTTTGCTCTGGTAATATCAGCCGTTAGCTTCTGCTCGTTGAGTACTGCTTTCTCTTTGTTAATGTTATAGCGTTCGACTTGGAGTGCTCTGGCTTCAAGTTCTTCCTTGTCGTCCTGAGCTTCTTGTAGATACCGGTCTAAAGTAATCCGTTCCTGCTTTTCACGCTCTTCCTTTTGGATTTTGCGGCGTAACTCACGTTCTTCGAACGCTTGTCTTGCTTTGTCAGGGTCAGGTTTACCTTCCTCTGGTTCTTTAGCGGCTGTGTCTTCCGCTTCCTCGTCTACCGTTTCTTCCTCAGTTTCTTCGGATTCGTCTTTGGCCTCGGACTCCTCTGTTTCCTCTTCGGGTTCTTCGGTTACATCTTCCTCTGATGACTCCATGTCTTCGAGGTTAACCTCTATATCCTCTAACGAACTGTCGTCGGATGTATCGGTTGATGTGTCAACATCGACAGTAGTGTCGGTGTCCTGTGCAGTTGGTTCTGCCATTTTGTCTCCTAACTTTAGGGCGGTTCCGCCATGCTTATTATTTAAGGGCTGCTAAACCCATACCTTTTAGAGAGAGTAACCTCTACGAGCCGGAGATGGCTCTAGTGGAAGTCGGGGGTGGGCACCGACTCCCGCTACAACTATCTCCTACACTGGTTTACGTTTGAAATGCCGGTGTGGCCTATGGGTAGCTCCTTCACAACTTATTACTTCGCCTCGGTCAACCCATTGGTGGATAGTATTCTTGGGGAATGCAGCCATATCAAAGGTGTAGTCAGGTTCTTGTTGCACTTCTTCTACCTCTTTGGGTTCGTCTTCCATGCTATTCCTCTTCCTTCACGACCTTACTACGGCCTAAGCGAAGGTTCTTTTTAATCTGAGCAGCAAAGCGTATCAAAAAGTCTCTATGTAGTTTGACGGCTTCTACATGTGTCTGTACCTGGGCCGGTGTCTGGTCACTATCGACCAATCCTGCTAGTAATAGCCCAAGGTCTGCCTGCTCTTTATCTATGAGTGCGAAGATAGCAGGAGCAAAAGGCTCCACCTCACGTTGAACCAGTTGCTTCTGCTCTTTAATCTGTTCACGTACGCTCTTCTTACCACGAGTGACGCTGTTTATACCTGTATATAGGAATCCATCAGTTTTGCTCATTCTATACCTGCCAATGTTTGCTTAATCTGTTCGACATCTACGCCTTGGGCTTCTAAGTCTAGTAGTTGTGCAGCTGCTTCAGGACCAATCTGGTACTCTTCTTGGACTGCCTGTAAGTTAGCTTGTATTTCTTCGGGGTCCATCTCTGGTTCCATAGGTGCTGCTTCTGGTTGTACCTGCCCTTGCATCTTCATTTGCTTGCCCTGCATGTCTAGTTGGTGCTTCTCATCATTCTGCTGGATTTTCTGTTCCATTAGTGGGTCTGGTTCTTGGCCAGGCATAGTTGGTTGGATAGGGTTGCCCATCTCGTCTACCTGTTCGTCTTCGCCGGTGATGTCCTGGATAATCTTCTCGTTATCAGAGGTTAGGGAGATAATCTCACTAAACAACTCGCCAACGTCTAGCTTCTTGCCAGACTCTTGTAAGTAAGCATCTAGGTTAGGGTCAGATGCTCTGAGTTCAGCAACCTTCATAAGGCCCTCTAATCGCTTCTCATCGTCTTTAGCTTTGTCTTGGTCAGGGTCTACTTCGAAGTCAAAGCTGGCCCGTGCATTGTCCCAGATGACTTCTAGTTCATTAGATGGGTTACCCTCTTCGTCTTCGGGCCATACTTCACCTAGTTCAGACTTCATCATAATGTCTCGCTCTTCATCAGACAGTTTCATAAGGTCTGTACCCTGCATGTTGGCAAACTCGTAGTTAACCATTGACCTAGCAACAACCTTATACGTCTGGTAGATGTTGTCCTTGTAGTCTTCGTCATCTATAGACAGGCTTTGTTGCTGTTGCTTCACTCCGGCTGGAGTCTTTGAGTAGTCTACATCGCCTGCGCCAGAAGATATTGAGGTGTCACCAGTAGGAATCAACTGGTTAAGAGAGATCTTATACATTGAGATACGGTTAGGCAGTTCTGAATAGACTTGAGTTGTAACCGGCATCTGGTCTACTTCTGCAGTACCGGTCATCCAGATAGCTTTACGGTCATAGGTCATTGAGTCTATATCTGCGGTATCAGCACCAGCACCACCAACTCTAACAGGTGGTTCAAGTCCTAGTTGAGTGGCAAGAACATCTGCCTGTCTCATATAATCAAGCACGTTCTGAGTACCACCCGCAAGTTTTACAATACCAGTACCGTATGGGTTGATAAAGTCTTGGTAGCAGTACAGGTAGTGGACAGGTAAGTCTCCAGTTGGGTCAGGGTTCTTCCACTCGCATACTGGCTTCTTCTTATTGGAATAGTGGTAGATACAGAATGGAGCCTCTACACCTCGCTGATAAGCTACTGTAAAGTGATAACCGCCTTTAGTGACAGCCTTGCCTTCTTTTTCTACAGGGACATCTCTAGGGTCTCGGTCCTCAGTCATCTTAGCGTCATAGATCTTCTGTAACTGGTCAACATCCCACTTCTTGTAAGCATCCTTGTCTTTAGCATCAGACTTGGCTTCTTCAATCATGTCCTTTAATTGAGTGCGAGTGAAGTATAGGTCTCCAAAGATTACCTGGCAGTCGTAGTCAGATACCTTACCGGCTTCTAGTGTCCAATCTTGGGGTTGTCCTACATAGAAGTCAGCACCCTCGTCATCACCATGCTTAACAAACATCGTTATAAGCGGTACTGAGCCGTAGATAGCGCTCTTGCGGATAGCGTCCTTCCACTTACGAGAGAATGGAGCCTGCATATTAGCATTAGGTATGATGTTGTCTTCCCACCTGATGTTTGCTAGCTCGGTTAGCCAGCCATCATCACGGTTAGTAGCTTTAGCTCGGCCCTTTAGCTTAGAACTGAATAGTCTCTTGGGTAGTTTGTATAAAGAAGCAGATAGAGTACCATCGTTTACTTCTGGCAGGTTCTCATCTAGGTCGTCAATGATGTCGTTGTTAGCAAGGCGCTCAAACTCTTCATAGTCCTCTTGCCAGATGTGTTTTTCCTTTACTGAGTCTTCGTAAAGTTCGTAGATGTCGGACTTGTCAATTGTGGCCACTGGGTACCAAGACTTCATCCGTAGTAGGGTAGATGTCGGTTATATGATTACTTATACACCAATTGTGCTTACTTATCAAGGCTCTCGATGACAAACACTTGCCCATCTTCCATCCTAGTATGAGGTCTAGGCTTACATGGTAGCGTGTGACCGAATAACTCTATGGTCATGTCTTTGATAATCCCTTGTTCTGCTAATGCTGTGTATAGGCCTGCTCGCATGAATACTGCCTTATCTTTTAGCCATTCTTCTGTTTCGGTCATAAGTCTTCCTCCTGTACTAGAGTGGGTTCCTCAATTGCGGGTTCGTTTAATAATTCGTGTAACCATTCAGGGCTATACAAGGCTTTCCACTTGTCTATGTCTTCTTCTCTGACCCATATTGTAATCTTTGGCATAATATTCCTTTGTTTTAACAACCTAATTGTAGCCGGTAACCCTCACACTGTGGTAAAGAATAAGTAATGTCTTAACGTCTAAAATGTTCTAGTAATGTGACTCGTGCCTTCCGTCGAGGGTCTTACCGAGCTGTGTGAATGTGTAAAGAATATATTGTTAATCTTTGAGTTGTGCTTAATGCGAATGCAAATCTTATGCTCTAACCAGCTGAGCTATACGACTTTCGTCGTACTTGGAATCGAACCAAGGAAACTAAGATTCAAATACCAAAGGTTTCACTCAAAGAAGTTACCAAAGAATACGATATGTATTCTAAAGCTTTACGTGAGCTTGATA